ATGGGCGACGAAGAAGAAGGTGAAGAGGAAGAAGAAGGTGAAGAAGAGGACGAAATGGAAGAATCTATGGTCCGCGAATACACCGAAAAAGCTCCAGCACCTGTAACTAGCGAAGAAGGCGATGGATCAGCAGGTCCAGTAGCTGGAAAAAACGACATGGGCGGTAAAGCAGTTGACCCAACTGGCGAAGAAGGTGCAGTAGCAACTCCTAAGTCAACAGTACAAACTGATGCAGCCGATCCTCGTAAAGCAACAATGAGTAAAGCATAATTTCTATGTTATACTTGAGAGAAAACCTAACGTTTAAAGATGCAAATGTTGTTTATGAAGCAACAGAGAATTCTAATGGCGGCAAGGATCTCTACATGAAAGGCATTTGTATCCAGGGCGGGGTAGAAAACGCAAACAAGCGTGTTTACCCTGTCTCTGAGATTACCAATGCTGTAAAAACCATCAACGAGCAAATTAAAGAAGGCAATAGCGTTCTTGGCGAAGTTGACCATCCAGATGATCTAAAAATTAACCTCGATCGAGTCTCACATATGATTTCAGAAATGTGGATGGATGGACCTAACGGATATGGTAAGCTAAAGATTCTTGAAACACCTATGGGTCAACTTGTGAAAACAATGATTCAAGGTGGAGTAAAATTAGGAGTTAGTAGCAGAGGCAGTGGAAACGTTAATGAATCTACTGGTCATGTTGCTGATTTTGAAATTGTCACGGTGGATGTCGTGGCACAACCCAGTGCACCAAATGCATATCCAGTAGCGATTTACGAAGGACTACTTAATATGCGTGGGGGGCATAAAGTGCTTGACATGGCTCGTGAAGCGAACGGCGATGTCAGAGTACAAAAATACCTGAAAGAGGAAATGATTCGTCTTATCAGGGACCTAAAGATCTAGGAGATCAAAATGCTAGATGCTATCAAACCACTTTTGGATAGCGACCTTGTAAATGAGGAAACTCGCTCTGCTATTGCTGAACAATGGGAAGCAAAGATGAACGAAACTCGTACACAGGTTACTGCAGAACTTCGCGAGGAGTTTGCACAACGCTATGAGCATGATAAATCTACTATGGTTGAAGCCTTAGATCGTATGGTTACTGAAGGTCTAACTACTGAGATTGCTGCAATTGCAGAAGAGCGCAAAGCAATCACAGAAGACCGTGCTAAATTTGTTGCTAAGATGCAGGAAGCATCAGGCACATTTGACAGTTTCTTAGTAAAGACACTATCTGAAGAAATTAAAGAACTACACAATGAAAGAGCTCAGCAGCAGGAATTGGTTAGCAAACTTGAATCGTTTGTTACATCGCAACTGTCTGAAGAGATCGGTGAGTTCCAAAAAGATCGTCAAGATGTTGTTGAAACTAAGGTTCGTTTAGTTAAAGAGGCTCGTGAAAAGTTTGACACACTTAAAGAAAAGTTTGTTAAGCACACAAGCAAGGCAGTAAACGAAGCAGTAACCAGCTATCTAAAAGGTGAAATGACTCAACTTAAAGAAGATATTCAAATTGCAAAAGAAAATACTTTCGGGCGTAAACTATTCGAAACTTTTGCTACAGAATTCTCTGCAAGTCACCTCAATGAAAACCAAAAGATTAAGGAACTAGAAGCAGCAGTTGCTAAAGCCGCTGAAGAAGTTGCTCAAATCAATGAGAGTCTTGAAGAGAAGGCTAAACTAGTTGAGAGCAAAGAGCAAGAAATTGCTATGATTCAAGAGGGTGTTGAGCGTAAAGAAACACTTAATACACTATTGAAGCCACTCAACAAAGATAAGGCAGCGATTATGACTGACCTACTTGAAAGCGTACAGACTTCAAAGTTGAAGACTGCTTTCGACCGTTACTTACCGGCAGTGCTAGACGGCAAATCAATGATCAAGGAATCAAAGAAAGAAATTATCAAAGAAAGCCGCACTGAAGTAACAGGTAACAAAGAACAAAAAACAGTCCAGGTTGAAGAAGGAAACGATAACATCGTTGACATCCGTAAACTTGCTGGCTTAAAATAAAGTACAATAGAGGAGACTTAAATGTCAGACGTACTACTAGAGAGCCGTTGGGACGATACTAAAGACGCACTTCTTGAAGGTCTAGAAGGTAATCGCCGCAATAGCATGAGTGTTGTTCTAGAGAACACACGCAAATACTTGAAAGAGGCAGCATCAACAGGTGCATCGGCAGCAGGTAACGTAGCAACACTAAACCGTGTTATCCTACCAGTTATCCGTCGTGTTATGCCAACTGTTATTGCTAACGAAATCGTTGGTGTGCAGCCAATGCAAGGTCCAGTTGGACAAATCCACACTCTACGTGTTCGCTATGCAGATAGTGTAACTTCAACAGCAAGTTCACCATTTGATACAAACACAACAGCAGGTGACGAAGCACTATCACCATTTAAGATTGCAACCGCATATTCAGGTTCAACAACAACTGGTAAAGGTGAAACAACAGCAGGTAAAGAAGGTACTGGCGGCTCACAACTAAGCATCCAGATCCTAAAGCAACCTGTTGAAGCAAAAACTCGTAAACTACAGGCACGCTGGACATTTGAGGCAGCTCAAGATGCACAGTCAATGCATGGTATCGATGTTGAAGCAGAAATCATGGCAGCACTTGCACAAGAAATCACTGCTGAAATTGATCAGGAAGTACTAGCATCACTACGTTCGCTAGCCGCTACTGAAGAAACATTCAACCAAGCAGCAGTTTCTGGTACAGCAACATACGTTGGTGACGAGCATGCAGCACTTGCAGTTCTAATCAACCGCAC